TATCGCTGCGATTGCCAACAAGATTGACGCTGATGGTCTGCTGATGGCTAAGAACGCTACAGCCAACATCGTAGGTACTGCTGGTGTTGTTCCTAACGCTCTGCTGACATTCTTGACAGCTCAGGCTTATCTGGACAGCGAAGGCGCACCCCGTGATGGTAAGCGTAGCTGCATCATTGAGCCATTCTCGTCTGCTGCAATCGTTGATGCGTTGAAGGGTCTGTTTGTTCCTTCAAACATCATTGCTGACCAGTACAAGAAAGGCATGATGGGTCGTGACTCAGGTGGTATGGATTGGTACATGGATCAGAACGTTGTTAATCAACAGTTTGGTTCGTTTGCTGGTACAGCTACAACTAGCACGACAACTGGCACAGGTTACTTAACCTCTGGTTGGGCTTCAACCTCCACAATCAGCATCACCTCGACTGGCGCAGTTAGCTTGAACGTTGGTGATGTGATTACGATTGATGGTGTGTACGCTGTTAACCCACAGAACCGTTCTGCTTACGGCTCAAACAAGCTGCGTAACTTTGTTGTTACTGCTGCTGCTTCGGGTACTGGCGCAACGTTTAACGTGACTGTTTCACCTGCTGTTATTTCGGCTGGTCAGTTCCAGAACGTTACTATCCCAACAACATCGGGTACTGCTACTGTCAACTTCTTTGACAAGACTGGTAAGGTTTCCCCACAGAACTTGGTAATGCACAAAAATGCGTTCACCTTGGCTTGTGCTGACCTTGAATTGCCTGACGGTGTTCATTTCGCAGGTCGTGCTTCCGATAAGGAACTTGGTCTGTCAATGCGTATCGTTCGCCAGTACACAATCAACAACGATTCGATCCCGACTCGTCTTGATGTGCTGTACGGCTGGGCTCCTCTGTATCCAGAACTCGCTTGCCGAGTCGCAGCGTAACTTAGTGGGGGGTTAATCGTCCCCCGTTAATCTAAATTTAAAGGAAATTATCATGGCGAATCCCGGCCCAGCAAGTACCCAGACACCAGTTCAACTGTTTAATGGCGATGCCGCAGACGGTATTATTATTGGTGGATCACCTTCAAAGCTAGTCGGCTTTCATGGTGAGGCAGCAACTGCACAAGGCGCAACTGTCGCAACAATCACAAACTCCGCTAGCGGAACTGAGATTGCAACGGCTGTTAACGCTTTGATTGCACGTTTGCAAGCAAAAGGCTTGATTGCTTAATCCGTTAAGGACTCAATCACGCTAAAATAAAGCCGACTTCACAAGGGTCGGCTTTTTTCTTAAAAAGGGATTATGATGGCTTATAACAGTCCATTTTCACCGTTTGGCCCTACGTACTTAGTCGGGACAACATCGGTTCAAGTTAAATCGTCAAACAACAACAATCCTAGTAGCTATCGTGTGCGTAACCTTTTGGGTACAACACAATACTTCTCTTGGACTGCTCCAATGCCCGGTGATGCGGTGCAAAACGTGACTGTGACAGTCCCGACTGCTGGTGTACCGTCTGCTAACACTATCGGTATGTTGCCGAACTCTGTGGAAGTCTTTGGTGGATTGCCAGCTAATGCTTGGTTTGAAGCTGATGCTGTCGGAGCGTTTGAGATTACTCCGGGAGAAGGGCTATGAGTTTAAGAGCTGTAGCTAAATTACTTAATGAGGTTTACACCTCGTTAGTATCTGGATCGTACCAATTGTCTGCGGCTGGTATCATTACTGAAGCAACAGCCTCACGAACTCTATCTGCTGCTGACAACGGAAAAATCATTTATTGCACTAGCGGATCAGCTACTACAATTACTTGTGCGGCGGGTCTTGGTGCTGGCTTTAGCGTAACGATTATCCAAGGCGGCGCAGGTAAAGTAACTGTAGCTGCTGGTGGACAAACATTAGTGTCATATTCAAGCCTGTTTAGTACAATGGGACAATATGCAGTAATTAGCTTGGTGTGTCCTGTTGCAAACACATTCGTGGCGGCGGGAAATTTAGGATTGTAAACATGGTTACCCAAAAACGCTTACATGAATTGTTTGTTTACAAAGACGGTAATTTAATCCGTAAGGGAAAAATTGCTGGCACAATAAACAGCCTAGGTTATCGAGTTATTTGCGTTGACTATAAAATTTACAAAGCGCACCGATTGGTGTTTTTGTACCATCACGGTTATTTTCCTAAAGAAATAGATCACATTGATACTGACAAATTAAACAATCGTATTGAAAACCTTAGGGCGGCGGATAGTTTTATTAACGCTATGAACAGAGGCACAATGAAAAACAATACGTCTGGCAGTAAAGGTGTATTTTGGTGCAAAGACCACCAAAAATGGCGTGTAGCCGTTCGTATTAACAAGAAATTACGTTCTTTTGGACGGTTTGAAGACATAGAGCTTGCCGAACTTGTTGCTATTGAAGTCCGCAATAAGTACCACAAAGAATTTGCGAATCACGGAGTTTAAAATTATGGCTGTGAACCTTTCCCCTGTGGGTGGTGTGGCGGGTCAGTTCTTTGACAACAACGGCAACCCGCTTAGCGGGGGCAAGATTTTCACTTACGCTGCTGGAACGACTACTAACCAAGTAACGTACACAAGTGCTACGGGCGTAACAGCGCATAGCAACCCAATTATCCTTGACTCCGGTGGTCGTGTACCAAGCGGTGAGATTTGGCTAACTGATGGTCTGCAATATAAGTTTGTTATTCAGTCCAGTACGAATCAGCTAATCGGTACGTTTGACAACATTTCGGGTATTAACTCCAACTTTGTCAATTACACCATTCAAGAAGAAATCCAGACTGCTACAGCGGGTCAAACGGTCTTTACGTTGACCACAATGCAATACGCTCCTGCTACAAACAGCCTGACTGTGTTTGTGGATGGTGTAAACCAATACGAAGGCAGCACATACAGTTTTGTTGAAACTAGTCCAACTGTTGTGACGTTTACCGCTGGTCTACACGTTGGTGCAGAGGTTAAGTTTACGACTGCTGTATTTACAGCGGGTAGCGTGGGTAATGCTGCTAACGTGACGTATGACCCTGCTGGGACGGGTGCTGTCACTACAAACGTTCAAACAAAGCTACGTCAAACAGTATCAGTCAAAGACTTTGGCGCTGTTGGCAACGGTGTAGCGGATGATACGGCGGCTATTCAAAAGGCTATTGATTATGTTGGTAGCATTGGTGGCGGTGTTGTTCACATTCCTGCAGGAACATATGCCGTAGGAAAAACCTCAGCACCATACAATCCAGCAATTACAGGATCGTTTGATAGAGATGTAATTTTAGATGTACAAAACGACAACATTACTTTGCAAGGTGATGGTCGAGGCGCAACGGTATTAACAAATACGATAACAAATACTACTGCTGCTAGGTTGATAAAAATCGGTCGTAGAATTGACGGTAGTATTTTTGTTGATAATGTTGCTGTGCAAGATATGACGTTAATCGGCACATACGTTAGCGGCACTCCTTCAAGCACCGTCACAAATACAGGAATTGATGTTTCTGGATTGTCTGGCGTTGGCTGCACAAACATTAAACTTCAGCGTCTTGAAATTAAAAACTGCGGCGGCTATGGAATTGGTTTCCAACGAGATGGTTTTATTGATTGTTTAATTTCAGACGTTCAAATTGATACCATTAGCGGTGATGGTATTGATTTTAAAATGGATACCAATAATTCCGGTTACGGGAATCTTGTTGAAAATGTAACTGTCACCAATTTTGGCAAAGATGTTGTTGGCATTGGTGTTCCCCAAGCAGGTGTCAATATCCGCACCGGAGTATCTGCTAGAGATATTTATGTATCTGGATACGGTGCAGGTAATACTGGGTTTAGAGTTGACGGAAGCATTGATACAACTGTTGACCAACAATCATGTGTAGATAATGTTCGATGTATATCTACAGGCGGACTTAATTCTAAAGGGTTTCATTCTTCTGGTTTTGCAGGAAGATACAACAACATTTATGTTGAGGGTGCAGAAATTGGCTTTTGGGTTCGTACTCAAAAAGCTCAATATTTAAATTTAATGTCTGTAGACTGCAACGAAGGCGTTTATATTTTTGCAAACTCTGGGAACGCAATTAACAACAACGTATTTGTTAATGTTTACGTTGCAGGTTCTGCTTCAGGCACAGGGGCTATTCGAGTATCAGGAACAGGTGCTGACTTAGTAGGTAACACATTTGTTAACCCTGTTACAGAAAACAATACAGGAGATGACGTACTAATATCTTCTGGTGTTCA